TGGCCGCTGCCGAGCATTGCCGCCCTCGGAGGGCTCGCAGGCCTCGGCGTATCCGTGTGGCAGATGACCGCACACTGAACGCGAACGCCCCCCGTACGGCCACTCACGGCCGCGCGGGGGCGTTCTGTGCGTTCCGGTCGCGCCCTTACGCCTCGAACTCACCCGCCCGGACACCAGCCACGAGACCGGCCAGACTCGCGCGCGAGAGCAGGAGCGCCGGCCCGGTCGGATTCTTGCTGTCCCGCACCGCGACCGTCTCCCCATCCACGATGCCGCACTCGACGCAATCGGACTGCGTACCGCTCGCCGACGACTTCCACCACGTGACAGGCAAGGTCGACGAATTCTCAACGTGGGCCATGTTCATCCCTTATTTGTTCGATGCGTTCTGCGGACTGCTCGACCGACAGCGCCGCGGCGCGAAGCCGCTCGAACGCGTCCCGGTACACGCTGACCTGCTCGCCGTCCTCGACGTACAGAGCAGCGGTCAGGCTTTCCACGTGCACAACGTCGAGGTCTGCATAATCCTCGAACCCCAGGACCGAATACGAACCCATTTGCCCTACGTGGGGCGGAGAGTCCGACGGCAACACCTGAATCGTCACGTTCGGCCGCCGCCCGCGGTCGAGCAGGCGCCCGAGCTGGTCGCGCATAACACCAGTACCGACGCACCGCGTCCGCAACGCGCTCTCAGCGATGATCGCCCACAGGTTCAGCGGAGACTCACGGGTGAGCACGGACTGTCGCGCGAGGCGAACCTCAACCAGCGCGTCAACCTTCTCCGTGACGGCGTCCGACATGCCGATCGAGGTCATGAGTTCGCGGGCATACTCGCCCGTTTGAAGCAGGCCCGGAATCACGCCTATTTGCCACGTGCGGACCGACGTCGCCTCAGCCTCCAAGCTGATCAAGTCCTCGTACGCCGGCGACAACACGCCGCGGTACGACTGCCACCAACCGCGCCGCGCACCCTCGCGGGTGAGCGCCAGCAAAGCCGTGCGCAACTCGGCGTCATCGGTGCCGTATAGGTCGAGCAGCAACTCAACATCCGCTGCTTTCGCTGCGGTCCGCGCAGTCTCCAGCCTCGACAGCTTCGCCGTAGTGATGCCACCGTTCGCCTTCTCGGCGACCTCGTCGAGGGTGAGGCCGAGCGCGTCGCGCAAAGCGCGAAGTTTCACGCCGAGCCTGCGCCGGCGCACTGTCGGTGTGCTCACGAACCCCCCTCCCGGATCTGATCTGTCGCCGACAGTCTGCCGCCTGCCCACGGGTGGTGTCACCTGAGACGCCCCCTTCGTCCAGCCACTCTCACCGGCATATGCAAATTCTCATTCCACTCCTGAGAGGGTTGCACATCACGTGTGACAGGGAGCACTCTGGTGCGACGAAATGTGACTGTGCCGACGTATGGCGTTACGAAACACTGCGCCAACTGGCACCACGGGCGTAGGGAGTTTGCATGGCTCACATGCCGCCGAGCGCGTTACCGGACTGCTGCGCTCCCCCCATCGGCCCCCCGTCGCAGGCCGTGTTCCCCTCCAGTACCGAAGCCCCGGCACAGGCCCGCCGCTACGTACGCGAGGTACTACGGCACGAGGAAAGGCCGCTTGAACGCGACCGGCTCGCCGATGTCCTGCTCGTCGTCTCCGAACTAGTGACGAACGCGTACAGGTACGGCACCGAACCCGGCGACTCCCTACTCGTCAAAGTCCTCACGACCAGCGAGCGCGTACGTATCGAGGTCCATGACCCTCGACGCAAACGCCCGTATCTGCGCAACGAGTCGGGGGAGCGCGCCCGCGGGCGCGGCCTGCACATCGTCGACGAACTCGCCGCGCGGTGGGACGTCGACGACAGGGAGTTCGGGAAAGCCGTATGGGTGGAGTTGGAGCGATGACCGACAAAGAGATCACTTTCCGGCCCGTGCCCGGGCCCGCCTTCCTCGACCGCTGCACAGTGTCGACGTGGCTGCACGCGGGCGCGCTCGCCGTCCCTGTCGCGTACGTCCTGATCGGTCACGCGCCCCCACAAGGCCCGGACGAGACAGCCGAGTCGGTCGAGGCTGGCCTGTTAGGCATGGCCGACGCCATGGGGATGCGTCCGGCGGCTGAGCAGGTGCCGCACATCGGCAACCGCCTGATCATGCGCGGACCGTTCGTCACGCTCGACTACGGACACCCGCAGTCCTACATGCAGATTCCAGCCCCCGGCGACGGCTGGCGCCGACACGTTGCCGCGGGTGGGCAAGCCTGCCTGACGCTCGGTCTCGACCCCATACCCCCGGGCGCCGGCCCCGATGCTGTCGAGGCATACCTCGCCCGTGTCCTGGCCACCGGTCGCGCCTGCATGGGCGCAACAACCGTACGGAACCCGTGATGTGGGAGGAACCAGCCCCGGAACGGCCCGTGCCCCCGCCGTTCATGTGGGCGTGCCCGGGGTGCGTTAAGTGGCTGCTGCGGCTCGCCCGTACCTGGGATGAGCCGGAAGGGTGTTTCTGGGAACAGTTGCAGGTGGCGCGGCACATCGCCGAGACACACCCCGCGGACGTCCCGGCTCAACACCTCGACGACTGTGAGCTGTGCCCGGAGTACGCGCGCCGAGACGACGACGATTCGGCGGGGGTATGGGCGCAGCACCGTGCGCGCGACCACTTCATGCCGCCATCGCTCGCACGCATGTTGTGAGCGGCCGATGGCACCCGTAGACATTGGGCACCGCTGCCCGTTCTGCACGAACCTGATCTATCCCCACCAGGAAACCGAGCGCGTGAGCGTCGTAACCGATAGCGGCCCCGACATGTCGCTGATCGCGCACACCGACCCGTGCCCGGCTGTCCGCGGCGCGGCACCCCGACCGACGTACACACCAATGAGCCACCCGTGACGTACGCAGGCCCGCGCGTGCGTCCGTCGGCCCCACTACCGCGACGCCGGTAGCGGGAAGGGCCCGCCGCCGGCGTCATCACCCGCGCAGCGCGGTGGGCCGAACGGAACGGCCCCGGTACCTACCGTGAGGTACCGGGGCCGTTCTCTGCCCTGCCGCGCATTTCCCCAGGTCACGCCGCGAGTGTTTTACCTACGTTGCTGCACATCAACGTGCCCAAAACACTTCCCTCGGTTACTCCAAGGTCATCGCGTAGGGCGTGGGCGAGCTGCGCGGCGCGGTCGCCTATCTCGGCGAACGTACGGCGCTGCGGCTCGCCCTCACCGGTCCATGTGATCACTTGCGAGGTGCCGTGGGCGGTCCGGCCGTGCTGAAGAATCCGGCTGATCAGAAGCGGTACGTCCTGCATGGTTCCCTGCACGGCTGTCCTCCTGGTAGCTCGCCACGTTGCGACGCGTGCACAGATTCTGCGCACATACCAAGCGGTATGTCACTACTTCTCGGTAGCGTTTTGGGCCACGTCCCACGGGTCCGGTTTCCACAAGGGATGAACCACGATCTCTACGTCCTCCGACCGTGACCCGTGCCGAGTGAGCGCCACGCGCCGAATGAGCTTGCGATACATCATGTTTCGCTCGCCGTCGTCGAGCGTCGGCCACTCCTCGACTGTGCCGACGACGAGCGGTATGAACTCGGCGCGGTCGGGCAGCGGGGCGGTTTCCGGGATGCTGTCGAGGGTGGCTTGTGCCTCTGCCCGCTTGCGTCGGATCACGTTTGCGGCTTCCTCGTACTCCCCTTCCTCCCACTCGTCCGGGTCGGCCGCGTGTTCAGCACGGAGCCGCGCGAGGGCCTGGCGCTGCTTGTCGACTTCGGCCTGTGCCCGTGCGCGGGCCCGCATATTGGCGGCCTCTTCCTCGGCGAGGTTCCGCTCGGGAGTGTGCTCGGTGGGCGGGGCGTTGTCGATGCCTGCGGCGGCTTCGCGTTTGAGCCAGCGGAATACCTCGCGCTCGACGATATGGCGCGGTACGAGAACGCCCACGCACGCGGTCGCTCCGCTCTTGGCGCGGAGGCTGCACCGGTAGGCCCATCCAGGCACGTTGGCGCCGTCACGGCGTGCGGCGTTAAGGCTGGTCCCGAGTCGGCACGCTGAGCATTTGGCAAGTCCGGTGAGTTCGTAGATGCCGACCCGGGAGCGCGGCGCGGTCGCGCGTACCTCTTTGCGCCGCTGCTGGTAGGCATCCCACAGGCCGTAGTCGATGAGTTCCTTTTGAGCACCCTGGATGTGGACGCGGTTGCGGCACTTGCCGTCAGTCTTGCGGCATCGGCACTCAGGGTTGTGGACGATGAGCAGTCCCGCGGGGAAGCCTGAGTCCATGTACCGGCTGAGGGTTTCCGTACTCCACAGTGATCCTTGGGTGGTGCGGTGTCCGGCGCGGTTCAGCATGCCGCACAGCGTGTTGAATCCCGTTCCTGCGATGTACGCGCGGTAGAGGTCGGCGACGGCTGGCCCGATGTCTTCCTGGGGCTCGTACCGCTCTTTCTGTAGCTTCCCCGTCGTCTCGTCGTAGCGGCGGTGCCACTCGTACCCGAAACGCTTCCGGCCCTGCGCGGGCAAGTGGAGTTTGTACTTGCGGTGGTCGTGCGTCTCTCGCCACTGCTCGCCGGCGCGGTCGCTCTCGAACGCCCCGAATTCGAGGATCATGCCGCGCTGGAACCGGCCGATGGCGGTCGAGGCGTCGACGGGTTCCGTCGCGGATTCCAGCTCTCCGCCTGCCTCTTGGAGGCGGGCGAGGTTCATCGCGTTGCCGGTGCGGTCGCGGCCGAACCGGGAGTAGCGCCATACGGCGACGCCGCGGACTTCGCCGCCCTCGACGCGCTCGATGCACTGCATGATCTTGCGTTTGAAGTGTCGGCCGGACACGTCGAGGTCTTCGACCCATCCGACGATGCGGCGCCCTGTGCGGCGGGCCCACTGGGTGATCGCGTCCCGCTGTAGCTCGGGACTGATCTTTTCTTCCTTCCACGTACTGACGCGGATGTAACCGAGCCACGGCTCGCCCTCAGTGTCGGGCGAGCCGCGGAAGGTGTCGGGCAGTTGTGGTGTGGTCACAACGCTTTCCGTTCCGGTAACTGGCTGATCGGGAACAAGGCAATGACGTTGTCCGCCTCCTCTGCGGCGGCGCGATGTCCGGGCCCTGTCGGCGCGGTGCTTGCCTGGTCGAGCAGGCCGCGGGCCACGTGGTCGAGGGCGAGGCGGTAGCCGGCGGTGTGTGCGTCGGCGAGCTGGTCGTCTTGGGCGCGGTGCTCGCCGCGGAGTGCGTTGATGACGACCAGTGGGACGGCAACGACCGTGAGGAAGAACCCGCAACTCATGACGTCATCGTTTACGCCAAGCAAGCCGATGATGCCGAAGGCCAACCCGGTTCCGAGCAGGCCGTAAGCGAGGTGCGGTGTGTGGTGCTGATTCACGGTTGCGGTCCCTCCAACTTTGTGGGGCGTTAGTGCTCGGCGATCTGCTCGCCGTCTTCGGGGGGTGGCTGACGTTGCAGTGTCTCGGCCATAGACACAAAGAGTCGTTTGGCCTGCTCGTCGACGATGCCGAGAGCTGCGGCGGCTTCTTGTGGCGTTATGCGGCGCGCTCCGGGCTGTGGGTCCTGGACAGCGCGCAGTTCGGATCGATCAATGACGCCGGCGCGTACAAGGATGTCGCCGAGTGGATGTCGTAGGAATTGGGCTAGTTGGGTGAGGATGTTGATGTCTGTGATGGTTCGGCCGTCTGGGTCGAGCATGCGACTGATGGTCGGCCGGCTGATGTTCGAATCTCTCGAAAAGTTGCCCTTGCCTCCGCTGCGCTGCCCGGAGAGGTCGTAGCCGCGGCGTACTAGTTCGGCGTGCAGCCACTCGGCAAACGCTGCGTTCTCTCTAGGACGTTCATTTTTCACCCCTGAAATGTAGCGCGGAGGGGTGCGCTCCGGGAGTGAGGGTTTCGGGCACTTCTTCGCTTGCCTGCATGTGGCACCTACGAGCGCTTATCTGCGGGTTTGCTTCGAACAGATGTCCGATTGTGGTCGCGCAATCGCTCTGTGTCAACGGCATATGCGGCGACCACACGAACACACAACTTTCACATCAGAAACTTAGGTGATAGCGTTCTTTCCAGAACGAACACGGTTCCGTTCAGAAAGGAACGCACCCATGTACGACCGAACAACCCTGCGTGCAGCCGCCGGCGCCATCGGCGACGACCGGTACATAGACCTCGCGACGCGGCTGAAAGTTGCCCCCGCGACGGCATGGCGTTTGTGGACGGGCAAGACCGCGCCGTCCTCGCACATAGCCGCGAAGGTCGAGGCCGCCTACGGCCTCCCCGCGTCCCGCCTGCTCGTCCCCGCCGCGACCGCGCCGGCCGCCCTGTGAGCGCCCCCGTGATCAGCCGCGAGCAGGCCTACGCCGACGCCCGCGCCGTCCTCGACAGGGCCCGAGCCCGCCGCGACCGCGACCGCGCCGCCGGCCGCCTCGCCCCTGAAATCGAACTGGTGTGCCGACGCCTCGACCGCGCCGCCCGCACCGCCACGCCCCACCGCGCCGCCGCCTGAAACACAGCAGGGCCGCCCCGGATGCGACCCGGAACGGCCCACACGCCCACCACAGAAAGGAACTGGACGTGACCCCCGACTCTATCGCCCCGCAACTCTCCGCCGACGGGACCGCCGTACGCCTCCCCCTCACGGACCGCGTGGCCCCCCTGCTCGACGAGCTCGCCCTCGCCTACGCCGAGGACCCCGCCACGGTCGGAACGCTGCTGCTCGCCCACG